AGTCTTACGGATTGGCTCTGAGAATCCGAAGATGCTAGACCCGTAGACCCGATCATAAACCGGGGCTTCGTCGAATAGCTGTCGCGACGAATGGCGTGTAAAGAAAACCTCGTCACCCTGCGCTTTGTGCCAATGAGAGAGTTTCATAAGCGCAAGGTTCGGAAGCGCCCCGTCCAGTTGGGTAAGACGGACCTTCATTTATACCCTCCCCCGCGCCAGAACGGAGCCTTTAGCGGCGGCATCCAGCTTCGCAATGCGTTCCTTGCAATCCTTTAACTCGCTTTCTGGAATCGGACTCGGAGCGATGGGCCCGCAATGAGGACACTTGTATTCCCCCCTCTCCCCGCTGACGGTCATGGCCATTCAAACCTCACTGTGCAGTTCTTGAAGATTCCGCAACACACCGCGCCGGAAACGCGCTTCCCGTTGGAGTTGGTTGCGGTAAACTTCGTCTTGTAGCGGTCTTTCTCGTCGCACGAAAACATGGCGTACCCGCCCGTTTCGATTTGAGTAAAGCCCATGTTGTCCAATGCCCGCCGGCTGGCATCGTCATTTGTGCATCCAGCCAGTACAAAGCACCCCGCCAGAGCCAGGAGAAGGAGTGGTAATGTCCCGAATTTCGCCATGTAGTGCCGCAATTCCCTCGCTAGTGACTTTGCGAAACTGCCCTCTGGTTCCCTGTCGGCAAAGGCAAACGCTTTTTCCAACTCTCTCCATCCCGGCCTATCCATGATGACCTCCAAAGTTCAAAACAGGTTCCCGCTTTAGCGTTTCAAGCCAGCGCAACAACTTGGGGATATTCGTGTCGGGTCCAAAGCCCAGGTAGTTTCCGTCCACCGAATCGCATCCAAACTGGGCCGCGATTTCGAGCCGCCGCAAGCTATTGACACGCCCCATATGGACCCACTTGCCGAGCTTCTTGGCTTCCCGGCAAACATCGGCGGCATGGCCGGAAAGTTTCCAATCCGTATCCCCGCCAATAAAGACCGCATCGAAGCGGGGCCAGTCTATCTCCATGTCCTCTATCCCGTTCTGCGCCACCAAAGCCACCTTGTAGCCTGCGGCCCGGATGGCGTCAAAGGTCGGCTCTGACCGCGCCCAAGTTGCGGCGGCATCCCCCACAACATCGGGAGCCGTGGCGAACAGGCACCTCCCCGCGATCCCTGCCATGTGCGCCAGCCATGAGAGATACCAGGGCATGGAAAACCGTTCCGGCTTCGTAAAGCACCCGTTATCCGCTGCCCACGCTTGGAACTGCTCGACATATCCCAGGCGAAGGCTGACTGGCGTTGATAGGGCTCCAATCATCGGATGCCCCGTAAGCACAGGCAATGTCCCTGGATAGACGCCTGACCCCGTAAGATAGACCACACTTACCCTACCCCACTCTCTTTCTTGCGGCGATCATGCAGCGGATTGTGAACTCCATTAGGTCGCATCCTCGCTAGGCAGGCTAGACAACTGCCCGCCGCACTTGATCTGCTCAATCTCAGACAGGGTGTGCTTGAGCCCCCGCAGGATCTCGCAGAACACATCCTGTCCGTATTTCTGCTGATTGACCTGCGCCCGTCTAAGGCTCATGACTTGGTCGTCTAGCTTCACGAAAAGAGCATCTATCACTATCCCTCCATCGCCTGCTGGTATTGCTTGCCGTAAGACTGCGCCTTTGCGGCGTTCCGCTTCACCGTGGCCGGATCTCCTAGGTAGATGCGGTTTACCTTGCAGCAGCCGTTGAAGATCGCCAAATCGCATCGGTGCATCACATCAATCTCCAGTTCGCAGTCTGACTGTTCCCAGGTTTTCTCCCACTCACTCCACATCTTCCCCCAGATCGGGAATATCTCGCGGTTGAACTCCTGGAGTCTCAGTTCCTTCTCCATTTCGGGCATGGAATCCGGCCAGTAGGGACTTAGCTGAAACTGGGAAACGAACCCTGGTTTGAGTCTCATTAAGACCGAGGTCCAGTCTTTGCCTGCCTTCTTTTCCTGGCGGTGGAGGTAGTTCAGACTTGGCTGGTCCAGGAAGCAGACTATCGCCCACCGGCTCAGTTTGGAGTCCATTAAAGACGCCCCCAGAGTCCCAGCCGTGCCTCGCTATCGTTTCCAGCGTAAAGCTCAGATTCGCCTCTTTCCATTCGTTCCCCTTGAAGATCGTCCACGCCACAGCCTTTTCCACATCGTCCTCGAAAGCCGCTAGAACTGACACCGCAGCCTTCGCAGCTCTGCCAAACTGAAACTTGTCCCACTGCTTCCACCTTTCGGTGTCCTTCTGCATCCCCAGAACTAGCTTGTATGCCGCCACCACTCGCCGAATTTTGTCCTGACGCTCGCTCATTGGGCCTCAAAAGCACAGCGCACCTCTCTAATGTCCTTCTGGAGCCTCTCCGCAAAGCCCTCTGCATCCACTTCGTAATTGCTGTAGCGGAGGAATTTGATCTGCGGGTACTCATCCTTGAATTGCGCCTCTCTGCGGGCATCCTTGGCCCTGCCAGCGGGGGTGTAGTGCTGCGCCCCGTCAATCTCTATCGCCAGGAAGATGTCCGGCAAAAGAAAATCAACGATTCGGCTTCTCGGGCGGGTCGGGAACGGGAACTCCTTTTGGCGTATAAAGTTAATCCCAGCCCCGGTCAGGATGTAGCCGACGGCCTTCTCCCACTTCGTCTCGTTCTCCACAAGTTCTTGTCTCAGGTTTTTAAACCGCTTCTTAAACTGCTTCTTGTTCGCCTTCCCTTGCCGGAACAGGAGCGAGGCCGGGTTCTTGAACGGGCTCAACCCCTGCTCCACATGGCTTCTAAACGCAGTCCTGTATTCTGAGTCCCTTTGCTTCCACCAACCCTTACTCAATCCCGCCATTTCTCGCCCTCCCCCAAAGCCAAACTCTTTTCCGGCTAACACTAGCCAGAAAGCCAAACTCTTTAGTCACGCTGGAGGGTCACGGTGGTTAGCCGTGGGGCGGACAGGTTGCTGACTCGCGTCCGTTGGTCCCCTCTTTAAAGCCAGAATTTCTCGAAGGCTCTGCTAGGCCAGTCCGGTGCTATTAACGCGACGATCCGGGCGCGTATGAACGATTAACGCCTACGACACCTGCAATGACAGACCGGCTTTGAGCAAACCGCGCACGACTCCATGACGAGATGACAGCCGCAGTTACGAGTCACAACCCCGTCGTTGACGCTGATGGTCTTTCCGCAGCATGAGCAAGGGTTACTGGGCAACCTTCCCCCTGCACTTCTGAAACTCAACGGCGAACTTGGGGAGTTTGCAGTGGATACACTTGAGAGTAGACGAGTAAACCTCTGTCGCTCCCCACACCGTCTTAGCCTCAAAGAGATGTCCGTAGCCCAACTGCCTCTTGCGGGCCTCGCACATCCCCGGGTAGAGGTTCACCTTGCGCTTCTTCACCGACCCGAAGGCGGACAACCCCACTTCTCGGTAAGGGCTTCTATCAGACGCCACTAGATCGCCTCCATTTTCTTCCTGAAGTCGGCCACCATCTGCTGTAAATCCGTATTTGAGAACTTGGCGATTTTCTTGGAGCGGGCTACGATCTTCTCGTAGTGCGCCAGCCCGTTCTGCTGAATGAACTTCTCCAGAGCCGGGTGGGGGTTGTGTTCGTAGTAGAGGTTGCATCCGGCGCAAGAAGCCGTCAGATTTTCCTCGTCCCACCTCGTCGCGTAGTTCGCCCGAGTGACCCAGTGGAAGCAATGCTCAATCGGCCTCGACCAGCAAATCCGGCACATCGGGTTTTCCTTCGACAACTTGGCTTTGATGTAATCCGCGCAAACCTTATCCAGCGTCCTCACAAGCCCCTTTCTCGTCGGCTTTCGCATTACGCTCCCGTTACAGTTTCGTTGCGGATTTGTGAACTCACCGGACAAAAAAATAAGTCCTGGGCGGCTAGTGGATAGCTAGCGCGGGTGGACGCCGCACGGACGCCCAGGATGTCCCGATCCCCGGTGAAGACGGGATCCAGGGTCAGGACTAGCGGCTCGGCTTTATGGGCTTGCCGCAAAACGGAGAGCATGGCCCAGGCGTTACTGGTTCGCGGCGGGCGCGACCCGCACTCCGCAGTTCCATGCGACGGGCATACCGCCATGCTCAAAATCATCCCTGAACCACCGGGATATCAGCCCCACAGTCAATGCACTTCGCCTGGGGACCGTTAATGTTCTCGTGGGCGCACTCCGCATACTCCTGGACCTCAACCCGGAGGAGCTTCTTTCTGAGGAGGGCAAGCAGCGCGACGGCCTGGGAGTCGTCTTCACCGATTTCAAAGGTGACTTTCCACGCCCCGTCAGCCGTCGCGCTGGGCCTCACATCCGAGGCCAGGAACTTGATCTTCACTGGTAAAGCTCACCCGTCACGATGGACTTGAGCCTCTGAGCCGCCAGGAAGCCCTCAAACGCCTTCGGGATGTCCTTAACCACCTTGATCTCATAGGTCGGCGTCTCCTTGTCGAAGCGGACAATGATCGCGTGGCGGATGGTCTGCCAGTAAGTCTCAAAGAAAGCCTCCGCATAGGCCGCAACCTGGAGGGCGTATTCCTCCCGGCAACCGGAGGAGGTCTTAAAATCAATCAAGACATACTCCCCCGCTTTGTTCACTGCCACAGCGTCAAACTTCCCGCCGTAGCCATGCTTGAGAGAGGCAACCGCCGTATCACCCATCACCATCTCAAGCCCTGACTCCCGGAACCAGTCCTGGAAGGCAAGCACAGAGTTCTTGAGGTCGTCTTCCGGTTCGGTAGGAAGACCGTTGATAACTCGGTCGCAATGATCGTGCAGGCGGGTCCCGTAGTCAGCGGCGGCGTCCAGGATCGTCCCGGACTCCTTGCGCGCCTTTGAGATGATGTCCTCGATGATGTGCGGCTCCATGAGGACCGGCCCGCCGATCTTCATGAGTTCTTCCTGGACCCGCTTGAGGGTGTGCTTCTTAGACCACCCGATGAGCTTGTCCATCTTCTCGCCGCCGATGATGTGCAGGGTTCCTGTCACGCCTGGGAGGAGCTTTTCAAACTCTCCCCCGTCCTCGTACTTTCCTGTCACCTTGTAGTAGTGAGCCCGCCCCTTCTTCTCAAGCGTCACCGTATAGTTAGGCTTGAGGACCGCGCCGTGATACATCATCTCTCTCAGGGTCATAGTTACCTCGCTTTTGGTGTTAAGTTAAATTTGGAGGGGCTCACGGTTTGCCCCAGGTAGTCGGACACTTCGAACCACATCCCCATGCAAAGGGGAGCCCCGGTGGTCCGATCAGAGAGGTTCATTTAGAACGGCACCTCTTCGATGTTCTCGCCCGCGGTGTCGGGAGAGTTGAACTGCTTGGACTTCGGAGCCAAAGACCGATAGAGGTCGTAAGCCTCAACCTTCTCGGACTCCTTCGCCTCTTCAACGGCTTTGACCTCGGTCACGAAGTAGGTATTGGAACCCTTCGTCTCCTTGATCGCCGCCAGGTGGTACTTCATGGAGAAGAAAGGCCCCTTGTGGATCTTCGCCAGCGTCAGCAGGGTCTTTCCGGCCTTGTAGGAGGACTTGGAGAAGGGAATCACCATCGGAGCTCCCTCGACCAGAGCGATCACCGCTAGAACGGTGTTCACATTGGCCTTCTTGTCCCCGTCCGTCCACATCTGCCGACCCTCAAGACGAGGGTCCTTCTCGTCCGTCACCCGCGCCTCAAACACCATCCTCCCGCCCTCAGGCTTGAGGAGGTCCCAGTACTTGGAAGCGATCAGGGGGATGAAGGTCGTATCCTTGATAGGCTTCTTCGTGAGGGAGTTCACGAACACCCCCGCCTTCAACCCGTCCTCCTGGACGAACTTGGAGAGGGCTTGAGTGAGAATCACTCGCGGGAATACGAGGTCGGAGTTATCAACGGTTTCCAACCCCAGCGGCTCATTAGGGATTACGGCAAGTCCTTTGTTTTCGTTCATTTTGTTTTCCTCGGTTATGCGGTTTTAGGTTCCTTTAAGACTTGCCCGCAGCCGCAGATGCTAAAGGTCACGGACTCGGGCAACACGGCGCGGCGTTTGCACTTCGGACAGTCAACGGTCGTCATCACAAAACGCTCCAGACGATGCGAACCACGACATAGCCGATCCCCAGCCACGCCAGCGTCAATAGGGTCTTCTCGGCGTTCTCAATCCCTTCCATCGCCCGATTGAGGACTTTCATTTCATCGCCGCCCAGGCGTACACCGCCAGGATGACCCCAGCCCCGATCACGAAATACTCAGGCTTCACCAGTTCCTCTCCTCGCGCTCTCGGTCGAACTCTCGCTCCAAATGCTCCTCGCGCATGGCGGAAAGCTCGGCCGCAGAGGGCTCGTCGGACTCCCGCTCAACATCCTCGGGTTCGCAGATTGAAAGGCTCATGATCGTCTTGGCTTTGGGTTTGGTCATAAAACTGTGACTCCGTTTTTATTGGCAATCCGGGACCGTCTGGACCAATACTTAGAGGGATGCTTACGATTCCTGATATTGACGGAATAGGTCACCACCCGAAGATTGGAGCGGGTGTTGTCCAGCGTGTCGTGGTTGATGTGATCCACGACCATCGAGTCAGGGGGAAGCATGATCTCCCGGTGCATGTAGGAGTTCATGCGCTTGCCGCCGATGCGGACCTTTCTAACGGCGTAGTAACTGCCGCCCAGCTTCACGGCATGCCAGTTGAAAGCGTTAAGGTTGGCGAAGTCGCAGGCATCAACCTTGGCGAACAGGCCCTTGGAAAGCGAAATACGAAGGCCAGCGGCAGCGCCCCGATCAGAGGTCGGAGAATGACGGAAACCACTAGGTGGGACATTCCCCGTTTTCGCGCTGCCGCTGGCGAGAGTCATTTTGATTTCCGTTTTTTTTAAGCCGCTGATCTCGGCTCTTTCTCCCACCCCCAGTCCCGTAACAAGTAGGACCTTTAGTCTAAGGTGGGAACTACAAACACAGTCTAGCGGACGAATCGGCAAAACTCAAGCGGAAAAGGAAAAAACCATGTAACAATTATTTGACTATTTTGTGACAACTTTTCGCGGGAATGCGAAATAATACTGCCAGGGAGGTCCCTATGAAATACGCGATAGTCAAAATCCTCGACGAGAAACTGACGCCTAGGTGGACGGAGTTTGAACCCAGATACCTAGACCATGCCAGAGGCTACAAGGCTGAATCAACCATTCGGTACTCAGAGATGGGGGCTATCCAGGAGTTCCGCTTGTTTATCAAAGATCGCCGTCTAGGAGATTTTACCACGGATGACGCCGACAGGTGGAAGAATCTACTCTCTAGGAAATTCGCTCAGAACACCGTTCGGAGGCGCTTCGTAGCCATCTCTGGAGTGTTCGACTATGCTGTCTCTTTGAAAATACTGACTGAAAATCCATTCAAAGGAGTTGAGCCGCCTCCTCAAGTTCATGCCGGGAGGGCGTTGAGCGATCACGAACTAGCAAGCGTGTTTCGCAGGCTGCCTTTAGATATCAGGCGGGCGTGTACGCTTGCCCTCTACACCGGGCTCAGACGCCAGGAGGTTTTTTCACTCACCTGGCAACAAATCACCGGGAACATCCTGACCATCCCGCCCGATAAGTCAAAATCAAAACGAGGACGGTCTGTACATTTACACAGGCAAGCTGTCGCTTGTCTAGGCCCAGTTCGTAAGTCCGGGAGAGTGTTTCTGTTTAGCGCGTCCATGATGAACTACCACCTGACCAGGGCTTGGCGAGCGGCTGGTGTGGGCAGGGTTAGATTCCACGATCTTCGCCACACATCCGCCACGAGGTTTATGGAACAAACCCCAGACCTATTTGCCCTTATGGACACTTACGGATGGGCCTCCCCTAAATCCGCCCTGCCGTATCAGCACATTACCGCAAACCGGCAAGCCGCAATCCTTAAAATTGATTACAAGATTTAACAGCCTTCACAATCCGGTCCAAATCCCTGACGCTCAAACCAGGGTGGCACCCCACATAGAAGGCGTGTCTATTCATGTAGTCGGCTACGGGGTAGTCTTTGGGGTCCCACATTCCCTTATAGACCGGCTGGCGGGTGAGAGGTAGGAGGTCCCGCGTTTCGATGCCATTGGCTTCTAGGTGTTCCACCATCCTGGGCTTGTTTTTGGCGATGATGGGGAAGGTCATGGGGACTGATTCCCGCCCAGGCAAGAGGGCTTGGAACCCCACAACCCCGCTTAGATGGTCCCTGAGGTAAAAGGCATTGAGGCGGCGGGCGTCTATGTTCTTTTTGGCTTCCTCAATCTCGGCAAGCCCCAGAGCCGCTTCAAACTCTGTAGCCCGGAAAGAGTGACCAACGGACAGGAACCTAAAACGCCTGGAGATAATCTCCCGCATCTCCGCGCCGGTCTTGCCGTCGTCATCGTCAATGTTGAGGTAGATTCCGTCTCTGCCGTGATTTGCGAGGCTTCTGAGCCGTACAGCCAAATCGGGGTCACTGGTGACGGCTAGACCGCCTACGCCTGTTACGATGGTATGCGCCGCGTACGACGAAAAGCAACCGATGTCCCCCATCGAACCGACGGGGCGGCCATTGTGTTTTGCAAAGACGGTTTCGCACGAATCCTCAATAATTTTGAGGTTATGCCTCCGTGCGGCAGAAAGCACTCCATCCATGTCGCATGGCATCCCCATGATATGCACTGGGATAATTGCCTTAGTCCTTTTTGTGATTAAAGATTCCAGCAAGTCGGGATTGATACCGAAGTCATCTCTTTTGATATCACATAAAACCGGCTTCATCCGATTATGGAGGACAATATTTATCGTCGCCACGAAGGTGAGAGCCGGGACTATCACCTCGTCGCCATCACGCCATCCGTGGCGCTCTTTCAGGGATTGGAGGGCGATATGAAGCGCCGATGTTCCCGAGTTTACGAACACGGAAAATTTGGAATCGTGTAGACTGGCAAATTTGCTTTCGAATCTCCTGTGGAATGGCCCGTAGGTGACGCGCCCGGAATCGAGGACTTTTTTTATGTACCCCCGTGCCCTGTCCGTGGTTCTGAAATACCCGACCCCGATATTACCCACCGCAGAACTCACCGTATATTTTTCTTCGCGCATCCATCGCGGCGTCCGCAGCTGCATCAATGCGATCAAATATTCCTATGTACTTCCGCCCGACGCGCACCATCCATTTCTTAGCCTGGTTGCTCCAGCAAACGCCACGGATTCCCGTTCTAGAATTCGCCTGCGCTCCTCGGCGGTTAGCCTGGTTTTGTGCCCGGGTGCATAGCCTTAGGTTCCCGCGCCGGTTGTCCAGTGTGTCGTGGTTGATGTGGTCTACGACAAGACCGGCGGCCGGACGCATAAGGTGTTGGTGCATTTTTATTGTCCCCTGCCAATTCTTCCGCCTCGGCAGGTGTCGTTCCGCGTAGAAGCTCTTTGTCGGCGGCGACCACACCGCATACCAACGATAGGACGACATCTCCTCAAAATCCTCATCATCAACAATCGCAAACTGACCCTGCGTAAGCGGAATCTGCTTCATGATTTGCGCTCCATATCTGCTTCACACATCTCCCGGACGAGTTCTTTGAAAGTGGTACGAGGGCTCCAGCCGAGTTCGCGGCGGGCTTTGAGGTAGTCGGCGCAGAGGTCAGGCACTTCGGCGGGCCTCATGTAGCGGGAGTCTGACCTCACGAAATCCCAGACATTAGAGAAGCCTAGACACTTACCAGCTTCCTCGACGAACTCACGGACAGAGTGTTGCTCCCCGGTGCCGATGACATAATCATCCGGCTTTTCCCTCTGGAGCATCAGCCACATGGCCTCCACGAAATCCCGGGCGTGTCCCCAATCCCGCAAAGCGTCAAGGTTCCCGAGGACGAGTTCCTTCTGCTCACCCCGCTTGATGGCGGCTAGGCCCCTGGTGATCTTGCGGGTAACGAAAGTCACCCCCCTGCGGCTGCTCTCGTGATTGAATAGAATCCCGTTAGAAATGAACATCCCATACCCTTGCCGATAGGTCCGGGTGATGTGGTAGGCGTAGACCTTGGCCGCTCCGTAAGGGCTTACAGGTAAAAGCGGCGTCTCCTCGTTCTGAGGGCTTGGGGCAATACCGAACATCTCAGAGGTAGAGGCTTGGTAGACCTTAGGGTGTATACCTAAAATCCTGATTGCCTCAAGCAGTCTAAGCGTCCCAACGGCGTCTACCTGTGCTGTGTACTCAGGATTTTCAAAGCTCACCATCACATGGGATTGCGCCCCGAGGGCGTAAATCTCATCCGGCCGCACTAACGATAGAATCCGGGTGATGGAGGTCCCGTCCGTCATATCCCCGTAGTGGAGTCTTAGCCTATCGAAGATGTGATCTATGCGGGAGGTGTTGAGAGATGAGGACCGACGAACGATGCCGTGGACCTCGTAGCCCTTATGGAGGAGGAGTTCTGCCAGGTAGGATCCGTCTTGCCCAGTAATCCCGGTTACGAGCGCGATCTTCCCCATGCCTAAAGCCCTACCACCACACCGGAGGGCGCGTCAAGCAAATCTCCAGGCGTCTTTAACAAATCGTCCAGTACACCACCGCTGGCAGTCGTTACAGGAGAAGCGGGCGCGGCGGGTTTGTCCCATCAGGGAAACACCAGACCGGCGGACGACTTTCTTAGATCCGCAATTCGGGCAACACTCTCTCCCCTCAAAGGCGGCTAGGTTGGGGTGGTTGGTCATCCATGGGAGGGTTTCGAAGTAGAGGCTCTTGAGCCTGAGGACATCCCGAGCGTTGTATTTCTCCATCGTGCGCCACGCCGCTGCGTCCCCAGCCATGCATTCAAGCCAGAGTTTGAATCCCCCTGTCTCCATCTTTCCGCCTAAACCAAGGAGTTCGCAGGCGTCTCCAAGTTTGTTTGAGTTGAAGCGAAACCGCCGTTTTAAGACTTCCAGAGTGTCTACCAGCTTGTGGGGAGGCGGTGGGGGCAGGCCATTGGTGACAAACGCTGTATTCGCCTCTTTGTCGTCGAACTTCTTGATATTGTGGCCGACGACGATATCAGCCTTTGACACTTGCTCGTGAAGGGCTTCCGCTAGTTCTCTGGTGTCAAACCGATCCCGCTTGTAGGTCCGAAACATCGGCAGGGAAAGGACATTGATTTTATTCTCCCCCAACCAATTCCAGGCGAAGGATGCCAGGCTTCTTTCCCTGACGAAAGAGAGGACATCTTGCTCGTAGCGTCCCCAGATGTAGCCGAGATTCGGGAACATCTCGACATCCAGGAACAGGATTTTTGCTGAATTTGCCGCAGTTTCCGTCCTTACGGACTTCGTTTTAGTTGCGGGCATGGGCTCCTAGTTACTCGTCAGACTGCACCTCTAGCTTGTAAGTCTTGCCGCACTTGGGACAGGTGATGTTCCATTCCTCGTCATCGGAGATGACCCAGATAACCTCTCCGGGGCAGTCCTCAATCTGGCAGACGATGAATAGAAATTCGTGCGCCACATCTAGGCAGGCTTGCTCTCTGCCGCCTTCTCGGCGTGTTTGTCCCGCCATTCCTTGATCGCGGTGTAGGCCATGTTGGCCCCAGCAATCAGGTAGGCGCTCAGTTCGTTCGGGTCAACCTGTACTCCGTTAGCCGCCAAGTGACCAGCGATGACGGCGGCCAGCGAGACGGCACCACGGGCCACGATGCGCCCCGCCAGCTTGCCGAATAGAAACTCCTTGATCTTGTTCATGCTTTCTCCTGGACATCTGGTATGTGCGCGTAAAATTCCGGCTTCTGGATGAAGGCCCAATTAGCCGCCATCTTCCCGTTTCTCTTTCCGACATTGGCGATCCTGGGCGCGTTGCACCGCCATTTCCCGGAGTAGACGACCGTCCCAGGTATGACGACGGCCACATGACCATGCTCATCGCCTTTCTGGGCGGCAATGACCATTCTCCCGTCGTTTGCCAGCCTTTGAGCTGCTTCTGGGTCTACTAGCGCGAAATCCACGGCCCCCCGCATCCTGTCGTAAATCTGATTCGCCATCATGTTCATGAAGCCCTTATAGCCCCACACCTCCCGGCAGATGAAATCGGCCCCGATGTTGCAGTAGGTTTCGACAATCTCACCCTGATAATCCACCTTTGGCTCAAAGTCTTTGACGGCTTCGTCGGACGCCTTCTCCAACCTAGCGAGGATTTCATCTTTGCTCATGGAGTTATAGAAGGACCCGAGAGGGATTGAGATGGATACTCCACGCCGGAACAGGCCCAGGAGCCATGTAGGGAGCATTCATTTCCCGTTCCCGAACTTGAGCCAGCCGATAGCCGCCGCCCCGATACCGCCAATCCAATAACACCACTCCTCAAGGGCTCTGATCTTGTGGGCGTGGGCGTCTAACCGCTTTTCGGTCACTTGATGGCGCTCGTCCATCTTCTTGTCCATGTTCTGAGTCCGCTCGTCCATTCTGAAAATGCGCTCTCTCAGTTCATCGTCCATGATTAAGGCTCCTGTATGGGGCTCTGTGGCAGACTAGACAGCATTTAAGTGGGCGAACTCCCCGAATGTTGAAAGTGCGGCCCGGTTGTAGGCCAGCAGAGCCTCCGTCATTCCGTCAAAGTATCCGAGGTGTCTCTGCCGCCCGTCTTTGACGATGTAGGCCCTCCACCGCCCGGACCTCTTGTCCCAGGATGCTCCCTTGTGGCCGTTAAGGCGGCGCATATTGGCGGCGTTCTGTCCCTGGGTGCAAACCCTTAGATTGGATCTCCGGTTGTCCAGCGTATCTCCGTTTATGTGGTCCACACTTTTCCCGGCAGGCGCAGAGGTCAGGAAACGGTGAAGGTAGACATACCGGACAGGATTGGGAATGCGGGCCCTGGCGTACCATTTCCGGCCCCGTCGAACCGCCTGCCAATTGTAGCGGGACACCGCCTCACGGTCGGATTCATCCACCATTGCGATCATGTTGTAAGTCAGTTTTATTTGGGTCATTTTCTGCACTCCTGTCCCTTAGGGGCTTTAGTCCCGGGCCAATCGGCGCAACGCGCCTCACCTTCATCAGCCCCGCCGCAATGGGCGGTTTCGTGCGGATCAGCTTTTGCCCCGTCGAAGTCATTAGCCAGGAATTTCCAGCAAGTCTTAATTCTGCCGTTGCGGTGCTTCTTCACCCAGGCGCAGGCGTTCGAGTTCTGCCAAGGACGGCGGCAGACCCTGGGCAGGGCCTCTCTTGGGCAGACGGAGGTGATAATCCTAGCCCCGTTGATTCTGGCGTCCCCCAGGCGTTTGCAGGGCGCTGAACACCCGCAGAACATCAGCGAGGCCAGCCCAGCCAGGAGTATTGCGATGCCGATGGATCGGGTCATGGCGTCCTCATCCCGGTATCAACCGCTGTTCCGCAATCAGACGAAACAGAAGTTAACTGACCGGCTCTGAGCGCCCCTGCCACGGAACAGCGGTAAATTATGGTCGTGCCTTCTCCGAAATAGGCGCTACTCAGACCTCCGTTTTGGTCAACCTTCAACGGACACTTCTTGTTTGCGGTGTCGCCGCGAGTGCAGAGCGTTATAGCCGAACCCGCCGCGTCCTGCATATTGTTTATTTCCATGCTGCCAGTAGCACCGTTCAGGTCAAAGCGCGTCTCAAATCCAGAGGTAAGCCCTAGCTTAAAACTCCCATTAGCGTTGCCAGCCCCGCCTCTAGCACTGAATCCGTATATGACGGCCTGGGATGATGTGGTGTTTGAAAAAGAATGAAGACCGCTCGATGTTGGGGTAACTAGGTTGAGGCTGTTCGCCAGCTTCGGGCTAGTGACGGCCTGCGCCTGAATTTTGACCGTTGTGATAGCGTCTGCCAGAATCTTTGCCGTCTGTACGGCGTTGTCCGCAATCTTCTGCGCCGTGATCGCGCCATCAATGATCTTGGAAGTCTCAACGGCGTTGGAGATGATCTTCGCGGCGGTCACAGCGTCGGCTAGAATCTTCTGGGTTTGGACTGCGCCCTGTCCAATCTTGTTGGTATCAACCGCGCCTGCGGAGATGGAAGCGGCTAGGACAGCATCCGTTCCGAGCTTGGCAGTCTGAACAGCCGCCGCCGCAATTTTCTGAGCAGTGATCGCTCCATCTGCCAGCTTTGAAGTCTCTACAGCCCCGGAGAGAATCTTGATTGCGATAACCGAGTCTGTAGCCAGCTTGGCCGTCTGGATTGACCCGTCGGCGATGGTGGCCGACTGATTCGACCACACAACCTTGGAGCCGTTGTAGGAGATGACCTGTCCCGAGGTTGCTCCGGTCCCGGCGATCTTGTCGGTGTCAACCGAGTAAGAAGCGATCTTCTTGGTGTCCACGGCCCCGGCCAGGATGGAGGCTGACAGGACTGAATCGGTCCCGAGCTTGGCTGACTGGACAGCGGCGGCGGCGATCTTTTGAGCCGTGATAGAACCGTCAGCGATCTTGGATGTCTGCACCGCCCCGGACTGAATCTTCGCCGCTATTACGGCGTCATTGCCTAGCTTGATGGTCTGGACCGCGCCATCCACGAGCTTTGCGGTCTGGATCGCGGAGTCCGCCACCTTCTGAGCGGTGACCACTCCGTCAGCGAGCTTAGAGGTGTCTACGGCACCTTCAAGGATGGCGGCGGTATTCACGGCGTCCGCGCCCAGCTTGGAAGTCTGGATGGAGCCGTCTAGAATGGCGGTCACCGTCACGCTATCGGTCCCCAGCTTTGCAGTTTGGACTGCGGAAGACGCGATCTTCTGCGCGGTCACGGCTCCGTCGGCTAACTTTGAGGTTTCGACTGCCCCGGAGATGATCTTTGCCGCTATCACCGAGTCACTAGCGAGCTTGGCGGTCTGAACAGATCCATCAGCGATGGTCCCTCCGCTGGTGTCGTCGTCCCAGACCACCTTTCCGCTTCTGATCTTAGCCACCTGACCCTCGTTCCCTCCGGGGTAGAGCTTCCCAGTCTCAACAGAGTAGGCGGCGATCTTGGCGGTCTGGACGGAAGAATCAGCCAGCTTTTGAGCCGTAACCGCGCCGTCGGCTAGTTTGGAGGTTTCAACAGCACCGCTAAGAATCTTCGCGGCGATCACCGCATCAGCCGCCAGTTTTGCGGTTTCGACGGAACCGGCAGCTAGGGCCGCCGCAGGGATATTGGTTAAATGGGCTCCATCCCCCCAAAAGGAGGAGGCAGTAGCAGAGCCGGGAAAGACCGCGCTATTGGAGGTGATCGTGGTCGTGGAGTTCCCCACCTCGATAGCCAAACCTCCCCCTGCATCAGCATGGAAGGTGTACCAGAAAGATCCGTAATCGTCTTTGTAGACATCGTTTGCGGTGAGGTTCCAGGTCCAGGCGGAAGTGCGCCTAACCCTCGCCCTCCTCCCGCCGACAAACGAATACTCCAAGGTCCCTAGCCCACCAGAGCCAGAGGGAATTGACAGGTTGTAGCCGATGCCGTGGTTGTAGTTTCCGACGATGGTGATATTCTCGCCAGCGGCTAACCCCGAGGTCACGGCGTTTGAGTTATTGGTCCCGAGGCAAGACGAGTAGAAGCCGCTGCAAGTGTTCCCGGTCCCGGCGGCAAAGCCGTAATAGTCCCCGCCGACGGTTCCAACGCTATTATTCCAACCAAGGCAGACGGAGCCAGTCCCTTTACAGTTATTCCCACCACCTAGGGCTACGGTGTCGTTTCCGTTGCAGACATTCCCGCGTCCAATGCAGGTTTGGTGAAGGTAGGGCGAGGTAACGGCACTCGTCCAACTCCAAAGGTTGTTGTTAACTGAGTCGTAGTGAAGCTGGCCCGAGGTCATCTTCGTCCAACTCAGGTCTGAGGCCAGAATCTTAGCCGCACTCACCGCATCGTTGCCGAGTTTCGCGGTTTGGATAGCGGAATCGGACACCTTCTGCTCGGTGACTGAGCCGTCAGCCAACTTGGAGGTTTCGACGGCTCCGCTACGGATCTTTGCGGAGATGACTGAATCAGAACCAAGTTTAGAGGTCTGGGCGGCGGCGTCTGTGATCTTCTGGAAGGTGACGGCACCGTCCGCCAGTTTTGATGTCTCAATCGCCCCGGAGATGACTTTAACCGCCGTCACCGCATCGGTCCCCAACTTCCCGGTATCCACCACACCGGCTAATGAGGAGATGGAGGAAACCGCCGTTGTAGAACGGGTGCCATCCGCCCATTCAATCCCCGATTCCGAGGTCAGGAAGGTGATCGAACCCCTCTTATTCTCAAAAGAGGTGGTGGTGGGACGCCCGCCCCGGAGTTCTTCGACCAGAACCTCCAGGCGGTCTACTCTCTGCTTGACCCCCTGGGAGTGGGCAAAGACTACAAGACCTAGAAGTAAACTAAGCAAGATTGGGCCTTGACGGTATGAGGATTTGGGCTACAATGGGAGGGGTGGGGAAAATGGCGGCAGAGGCTGGGCTGCGGGTGGCATTCTTCGTCTTCGCCTTTTCCCTCTGCCGTGCCACATTCCAGCATGACGACGGGACGGCTTCGTTTTTCATCGCCATTGGGAGTGCCATTTTCATTTATCCGATCCTGAAGAAATGGGCGAACTAACTACAACGGTTTTGGGAAACAAGTTACTAGCAAGCACGATTATTTTCATTGCCTACTATCTGTTCCGGCGTTGGTGTGCCTACGAGGACGCCATGACTGATAAGGAGCGTTCTCATCGTGCCGGGGCCGGGGAAACTCGGTAGAACCGCTGTAGTGGGCTCTGGGCGACAGCGCCAGCCGCCAAAGCCGGGGCTACGCTTGCGGCCATATCCCCAACCTGTGGAATAAGCCCACGAGCAGCCTGCGCCCCCATAAGGCCGTGATAATAGGCTCTGGGTGAAACTGACGCCGCTCCCGCAATCATCCCAGGAAGTGCTAGAGGATTGATTAGAATAGATCCTGCCGCCTTTCCAGCAACATACCCGATCCCGGCCCCCATCCCAGTCTGCGGGAGGCTCCGGACGACAGGCGTGAACGCCTGGCCTGCTTGATAGCCAACCGCGTCACCGAGCGCATCCGCCACTTCAGGGACCTGCTGCCCTACGCTCTCCAGTGTCTCTTTCGTCCCAGTTGACAGCGGGTTTTTGTAGGCCCTGTTCACATAGTTGATGAGGTCGTTAGAGTTGACGAGGCGGGAGGATTCATCCTCCAAAGCCTTACCGGCAGCATACGAGGCGTTGCCTTGCGCGACTTTCTCTAACTCTTGGCCAAGGAGCGTTCTAACTTCGCCCTGGAGTTTCCCGAAGGCAACTCCGAGAGGCGTACCTCGATGCTGAGCGGCAAGACCGTTCAACTGTTTCTGAAATGCGTAGACCTGTTCTGCTGATGCGTTCTGCAAACCGTCCACCTGTCCGGCGAATTTCCAGAAAGTGCTATTGCCAGGGCTGCTTCTAAGTCCGGGAGTGTTCATTAGCCCATGCTCATCTGCGATTTCAAGGACTCGCTGCCCAAGCCTTTCTTGGAGGTTGAAGGTTTTGCCGCCAGCCTCCGCGACTCCCTCCTTGACGAGAGGAGCGTAGGCGTTCTTTAGCCCAGTGACGGCGGTATTGATAGCGCCACGAGCTTTGGCGGCTATCGCATCCCCCACTTCTGGACCAGCCCCGATGAACTTGCCGGCGCGGTTAACATTCTGGATGGCCCACTCGGGAACACCGCCAAGGTTCTTTGCGCCGTATTGCAGTGCGCCCTCTGCGGCGTCAACGACTTTCCCGCCAAGATAGCGAGTGCCAGCGGCTACATAGGGCGCGGCTTTCTCCACACCCTTAGGAATGAAATACTGAGCCGCCACCTGAGACATCGGTCCAGCCACGCCCCTTGGCTCTTTTGAGAAATGCGTAATCGCGGTCTGCCTGGCGGCTTCTGCCGCCGCCCCGCCGACCGGACCAGCCATCTCAAAACCAAGAATGGAAGGGATAGCCGCACCAACCATCTCAGACTTGCTTTGGGGCTTGTCCATGATAAGTCCGCGGCCAACCCCCTGAACCACTCCGGACTTCTCAGTAGCGTCAAGGAATTTGACTAAGCCAAGGTTCCCGACTGGATTAAGCTGGGCCGGGTCAAACGGCCTATCCGTCGGCGTCGGGTCCTTTCCGTCTAGCAAGTCATCAAACCTATCCCGCGCCTGCGCTTTCGCGGGTTCCATCTTCCCGTCTAAAAGATCGTCGTATCTGTCGCGGGCCATTAGAACCCCCCGGCTTTCAACTCTGCTTTACCCTGTTCGCGGCTGATCTTCCCGGAGGCGACATCGGCGCGGATGGCTTCAAGCGTCCTCTCTTGCCCACCCCCCATAAGGTTAAACTCATCGTCCGGGATGGCGAGGCGCGGGACGGCGATATTCGGGTCAATCTTGTATTGATTGGCGCGGGAGACAAACGGTGCGCGGTACTCGTCTGCGCTCCGCAGTTTCGATTCGTACATCCCCTTTGCCACCATCAAGAGTTCCTTCTTGAGTTCCGGCGTCAGCTTGTTGCCGCTCTTAAGGTTGTCGTAGATGATCTTGACCTTATCAAGTCCGGGCAAAGCACTTTGGGCCAGCGCGATTTCTCCTTCTTTGACGGCGTTGTCGTCCATCGTCTTGACGAAGGAGTAGATGGCGGCGATATCCGCCGCTCCGGTCTTGTTTGCCTGAATGGAGGCGAGATCCCGAAGCCCGCTCTTAGCCGCTGCCAGGTTGGCGAAGGTCTTTGACTTCATGTAGTCGTCCATGATCTGCCCCTCGATCTTGGCCCTGTCGGACGGCCCAAGACCACCGCCAGCCGCAATCGCCCGTTTCTCGTCAGCCTCTGCGTTGAGTTTGCCGATGCTGGCCCGCTTTTCATCTAGCGCAAGTTTCCCAGACTCGGCTGCCTGGTCGCGGCTGGCCTTGTGCCGTGACAGAAGTTCTCGCCACTGATTCACCGCAGGGTCCTGGTCGGGCTGGGCGATCCCGTAGTTCGGTCCCATATTCCCCATTTGGGCGGGCTGCTGGGCTCTTTGGAGAACGCCTGGAGCCATCATCTGTTCCGGTGAGACGCCACCGAATTTCAGCGTATTCTCCACCTGCTGGGCCGCGCTCTGCTGGCGGGCGTTAGCCATTTGCAAGCCCGTTAGCTGCTGGTTCTGTTCAAACTGCGCCGCTTGACGGGAGTTCGCCTGCGCCCTGTAGAAGGCGTTGAACATATCGTCAATGGATTTCGGGATGTAGTTGTAATCTTCCGGACGGTGCCAGGATGGAGGTTGGAAGTTCATAGTTACCCCTTAGGCGCAACCGGCATCTTGCCGAACATTCCGCCCATGCCGAACATCCCGCCCGCCGCGCCGCCAGCGGCACCGGCAAGAATCCCCATACCCCCGCCAATCAGCTGCCCCCGGAGGTTGGCGTTCTGCTGCTGACGGAACATATCCTGGTAGTCGTTCTTCTGGCGGTAGTACATCTGGTCTTCCCGCGCCCACTGTCTGGCCTCATCCCGCAGGCCGTAGGCCCGGTTCATGGCGGAATCACCACGGTTCTGGTACTGGGACTGGAGATTCCCCAGTCCCTGCCCGTAGAAGTTTGCAAGGGCGTTCTGTCGCTGCATGGCGAGGTTCTGCCCGACATTGGCGTATGCCGACGCAAGACCGGAGGAGCCAAGACGCCCGGCTCCAGCAAAGTCCCCAAGGGCCTGTTTCATCCCCTGGTTCATGATTCTCTGGTCGGAGGCTCCCAGCATCTGCTCGTACTGCGAGCCGTAGTTCTTGAGCCTGGTTGCCTGGGCTTCGGGGTGGCCCTGTAGGACCTGTCCCAACTCATAGGCCGACAACTCCCCGGCACCAATCGCCTTAGAGAAGAAATCCATCTCAGCTTGAGAGGGAGCCCGTCCGAGCGCGTCTTGAAACTGCTGACTGATCTGATCCATAAATTTCTCCTAGGGAGTTGTGTTTGCCTTCCACGGCTGTGCAAACCAATCCAGCCGGAATCCGTTCACTTCAAACGGTGAGCCTGAGTTGTTGCCAAACTTGACATTGAAGAACTGAAAGGGGCTAAGCAGCGGTAGGGCGTAATTTGCCCGCACATACGCCACCCCGGAGGTCGTACTCTGATTGATGGAGTAGGACCCGCTCCTGTTGTCGGAGGTCGTGTAGGTCGTCGTCAGCGTCCCAGAGCCCTGGTTTCTGACCACCACCGATATCCGATTTAGATTCTTTTCTACGAAGGGGTCAGAGCCGCTGAAGTCCCTAGACTTCCAGTAAGCGTTGATGGCGGAGCCGTTGTCGTTATCCACCCCGCCGTAAAGGTTCCAGTACCCTCCCGTAGAGGAGCCGAAATAGAGGGCGGTGCCGATTCTCTTTGGAGCAGTGACGGCGAGGTCAAACGGGAACCACTGCTTCTGGGCAAGGTCGTATTTCAGGAAGCGGTTATTAGTCGTGGAGTTGTTGATGGACGATGCCCAGTAGACGGCGTTCCTGATCGAGTCGAAAACTCCCCACACCGGGGGAGCAGGGGCACCGTTGTTCCAGTAGACCGAGCAGGAGTCAATCTGGGTCTGTTCGGTGGCCGAGGTCATGAGCGAGGAGAAGCGAAGGTTCATCGCAGCGGCTGTGTCCACCGTGATCGTTTGGTTATTCGTCAGGGACACATAGGGGTTAGTCAGCGTCCCGCAACTCGTCCCCGTCGCAATCTCAATGCCAATCGTCGGGTTCCCGGTCGCGGTGAAGGCGCAAGAGACAATCCCCCAGGAAGTGACCGCCGACCCCGGGGAGATGCACTGCGTTGTCAGTTGACCCGTAGCCGCCCCCAACAACCCGAAGGCCAAACCAACAGGGGTTTTTGTGCTACTCGTGGAGGTGAGGTCTGCCGTATATCGGATGTATTTCTTTGAAGCGGAGCCGATCTTGAGCGTGTCGGAAGTCGTCACCAGGGAATCCCATGCCGAACCGTCGTTTGAGACCTCGGTGTAGAAAGCTATGTTCGTCTCCGGGCTGACGGTCATGGTGGAGGAGAGCGTCCCCCACACCGGGGAGTTGAAGGCGGAAGTGAAAGTCCGAGAGACAAACCTTCCAGGGGAGTTGTAGCGGTAGACTGACAATCCCCGGATGAACTGAGAGGAAAAGTCCTGGTTTCCGACAATGTTCAGGAAAGTTTGACCACCGGAAATTGCCGAGTCGGTTGCCGATGAGATGAAGACATCACTCTGGTAGGCGTGGATTGCATCTCCAACCCGAGTCACCTGGTAGGTCTTCCACGAGTTATCCGCCTGAGTAACCGGAGCGGCAGCCAAGACCGTTTCCGTCCCGGAGACATTCTTGACCAGTTGGAGCCCCTGGGTGGAGTTTGAACCAGTCCCCTTGAGCCTGAGGGAGTAGAAATCACCGTTTCCCTTAGAGATAAAGCGGAAGTCTACGCACAGCGCCCCAGAGCCGTTGCAGAAATCAAGGATTGGAGTGCCGCCTTGCTGGAATTTGTATTCCACCTGCCACGAACCTGAGGAGATGGTGATCTGTGTCGCAGTGGCGGCGTTGACGGTGGCATTAGTCGCCATCTGCCCGGAGCCCATAGACCAGCCAGTAGTAGTCCAAGTCACCTGTCCGACGGCAAAAGAGCCGTCATCGAAATCATCCCGCCAGGTCACGGAGGAAAGAGAAATCCCGCCGATGTTGTCCGTCACGGACACATTGGAGAGCGTTCCCGCCGCGAAGTCATTCGACGAGGTGTCTACAAAGGTGAAAGTCGTCGAGAAGACGGAGCCGGAATTGGTGGTGTAATCCCACGAACCAGACGGATTTTGCGTGGCGGCGGACCAATCGCTCTGAGAGGTCTGGGTGTTGGACTGCTGAGATCCAGCCGTCTGGGACTGCACTAGGTTTGAGATTTCGCGGGATATGAGAGTCAGCCCCGAGTCGTCCAGCCGCCAATATCCCCTATCCTGACCACGGAAGAAAATCCCCTGCGGGGTCTCGATGATCGAGGCCGGGTCGTTGGTGCCGATGGTGTTGGAGATAGGCGAGCATCTAGAACTGTACTGGTCGCCCAAAATGCACGAAGTAATAGAGGTCTGCTTGAAGATGTAGAGAACACCCTGGGAGTGCTTGAGCCCAGTATTTCGTTCTCCGGGGGTGCCAATGACGTCGGTGTAGGGGTCCTCCGAATCAAGGCCGGTCGTGAAATTGGTGTAAAGACCTTTCTGGGAGTAATAGACAGTGTTGGGGTCAGCCGTGGTATCAGTGACGGCTAGGCGATCTGTCGTCAATTCAAGAATGGAGCCTGCGGGCATGGTAGCCGGGCTTCTGCGGGTGGTGCCGTCGTACTCCATGATGGGGTCGCGGGAGTCGTTGGCACCGTAGAGATATCCCCCGATATCCACGAAGGACCAGCGGGTGGGGACATTCCCAGATCCACCAGCGGTAGACAAAAAGACCTGGAAAGTCCCCTGGTTGGTGGACTTGAAGCAGTACCGATCCTGGCAGACGATATCCTGGCGATTTCCGTTGAGGTCAATGAAAGAGTGAGAACCAGTGACCGGGGCGGTGGAGTAGGTCAGAGACGCAAGCCTGGAGAAACCTTTTCTCTTGATGATCGCCGTCCCGGCTAGGTTTGTCTCGACATTGAGGGCGTCCTGTGCCTGCGTGGTCAGGGTCCCGGGGCTGTCAGTATCGTTCAAGCCAGAGAACTGGCCGACGGTCTCAAAACCAGCCTGCCCAAAGGCGAGAGACGCCAGGAGGAGGAGCTTAATCACGCATCCCTCGGCCAATATCTGCCGCCAAGCATCCTCAGTGGAGCGGAGGCGGTGTTCTTGAACAGGTCCACAGCTTCCGTCACCTTGTCGGAGTAAATCTTCATCAACTCCGCTTTCTTCACAGACTTCTCGGGGGTGGATTGGTCATTCATCAGCAAGAGCCAGGCCCCGTAAGCCGCAAGTCCGATATGGAACTGAGAAAGGAGGGTGTAGCCGTTAAGGGGAGTCGCCGAGTCGGTCGTGGACTCTGCCGGGAGCGGGTAGTAGGTCAGAACCATCGTCCCAGCTTCCTGAGGGATCGGGTAGAGGCGGATTGATTTGGACCCTTCCTCCGGGTCAATCAGGTAGAACTTGGGGTCCCCCTTGTCCTCGGTCTGCCAGTCGTTCTCCGAGAACATCTGGATGCGGGCGCGGGTGATGGGCTTGAGTTCAACCCCATCGAACAAGACCTGCTTTTCCCACATGAAGTCAGAGGGAAGATCATAGGCCGCATCCTCTACCGCCACGCTGTAAGCCGGGGCGTCTTTCCACAGGCACTTAGAATCAAGGGCGAACTGCTCCTGCGCCCTGTTCAAAGCGTCATCGTAGAGGCCGGAGAACCTGGATTGCGCCGGGTCTTCCGCGAAATTCGCCATCAACTGCTTGATATTGCCGCGATTCACGCAGCCCCCATAAACTCAGGCTTCTTCTTTTTCAAGATGGCCTCTCTTAAAACTGAGATGTAAAGTTCCGCCGTCTTCTCGGCGTTGAACTTCTGCTCAACCGTCTGCCGGGCGTTGATCGCCAGGGACTTGCGGTACTTCTTATTGGTGATGAGGGCGTCTAGCGCGTTCTCCCACTCCTCAGGCGTCTCGCACAGAACCCCGTCATGGCCGGAAGTGACGGATTCTTTCATGTGACCGACTTTGGACGCGATGACGGGGTAGCCCAAAGCGGCCCCCTCTAACCACTTGAGGTTGGACTTCCCACGGTTGAAAGCCGAATCAACTAGGGGGGCGATTCCGATGTCGAAATCAAGAGATGCAATCATGGACGGGTATCTCATGATCGGCTCCCATTTGGCGTGGTGTTCGATTCCCTTTAGACCTTTCATCCACTGCGGAAGTCCGGTTGCGGCGGGGCCGTTGACGAAGACGAAGGTCACTTCCTTGTGCTTGTCCAGGATGGAGGGGATGACATCCCGGAGGACATCAAAGTCCCCCTCATGCCCCGAACCACCGGCCCAGCCGATCCTGATTCCAGGTTTAGACTTCCTTCGGGCCTTCCCCCAGAACTTGAAATCAATGGAGTTCGGGACCACATGAATGTTCTCGTTAAACTCCGAGTACGCTTCCTTGAGGTACGGGGTGGAGACGATAAGCCCGTCAGACTCCTTTAGCTGCTTGATGGCAAAGGACCGTCCAGCGGCACCGGGTTTGTAGTGGCCGAAGGCTTCATTGAAGGTCGGGACCGCCGTCACCAAGTCGTCTAACTCGGTGTAGAGCGGAAGTTCCGGGTAGAGTTCCTTGATGGACAGGAACAGGTCTAAGGCTCCCTCGGTATGCCCAAGTTGGAAGACCACCGCTTCGGCACCGTTCTTGATTCCCGAATTGATGGACGGGACAAAGGCTCTGGTGAAGAAGGCGTCATACCTGGGCATCCCAGGCATCAGTTCTTGCCAGTCCTGGTGGGTGTTGAGGTCCTTGCGCCACAGGGGGTTAAGCAGGGTCCCAAGACCACGGTCCCAGGCGATCTCCGCGAAATTCTGGAATCTCCACCACATAATCGAGGTGGAACCCGTCGCTACAAAAAGCGCCTTCAAGCCGCCACCTTCCACTGGGACAGAAGGCGATCCTTCACCACTTCCACCCGCTTCTGGTCCCTAGTCTTTGAGATCCCGGTAGACAGTTCACGGTAGGCACCGATCACCTGCGGGATGAAGTCGAACTTAACCCCAGCAAAGAGGGCTTCAAGCTGGAAGCGCCAGTCATCAAGACCCAGGCTGGAAATCTCGCCGGTGTCGTACTTGAACCTTTCCGCGATTTCCTTCCGGTAGGCGCAGGAGGAATGGACGATTCCGTTTACACCACGAGACAGTGCCCGTTCCTTGGTGAACACATCAGCGTGGTAGGTGCCTTGCTTGTTGCCGAGGCAATCCATCGCGTCCATTGAGCCGTAGACAAACTCGGCTTTCTTCAGCTTCTCAACGGAGAGCTTGACCCGATCCGGGTAGGCCAGGTCGTCGGCGTCTAGGACCAGGAGAACATCGCCCGAAGCGTATGCATTACCCAGATTACGGCTCGCGCTGCGCCCAATGTTCCTCTCATTTCGGTAAACATGGATTCTCTTATCCTTACCAGCGAGGTAGTCCAGCACCAGTGGCGTGGTGTCGGTGGAGCAGTCGTCCACCACCACAATCTCAAGGTTTGGGTAGGTCTGCTTTTGGCATGACTCGATAGCAGGCTCAATCCAGCCCGCGGCGTTAAAAGCAGGGATGACGATGGAAGCCTTAAGCATTGATGCACTCCTTGAACTTCTCGACATTGCACTGCTCCCGGTAGAAAGAGATGGCTTTCTTATCCGGTCCGCTGTAGGCGAGAGATCGGATTCTGTTGGTCACGGCTGGGATGAACTTATCGAGACTCTGGCCGGGGTCCACAAAGCCCGTAAAATCTCCTGGGACTGTGGAGACGACCGCCCGGCCTAGGAGGGCGGCGCGCTTCATGTTGGGAGAGGTCGTTCTATCCGGGTGGAAGTAGACAAGCCCTGTATAGTCGTTGAGGTTTGCCGAGTCACCGATAGGCTCAAGCTCGACATCAGGGAGGCTCTTAGCCAGGACATCCAGAACAGGTCCGTAGTTGGCGTTGATGTCCACCAGGAAACGCTTATCCTTTGGCAGAGGCTTGACCTCCGGGATCGCAAGAGGCAGCGGGCAAACCTGGGTCTTGAAGAAGGGGCTTAATGCTTTTTGAGCCGCCTCATCCTCGACGAACTGGGTGCAGACCTCGTTGAGTTTGGCCCCGTACTTCTCAAGGGCTTCCCAGTTGTGCATCGTACGGATTTCAGCGATAGACTCGGAGGTCCAGAAAAGGACATTCCTGGTCTTCTCCGTGAACATGGCGATGTGGTGTTCATACTTGCCCGGCAGGAAGGAGAACCCCAACTGAAGGATGGTCTTGTAGTTGTGGGGCTTCTGGTTGGGGACATCCTGGTAGTCCGCGCCGATGAGTTTTGCCAGGAAAATCCCCTCATGCTTAGCCTGGAGAGAGGAGACGCAAATGTCTCTCTCCGGGAGGTTGTGGAGCTTCTTGACGGCGTTGACCCTCTCCAGCCACGCCTCGGGCGTACACCCCTGACCGCTGATTGATTTCTGCGTCGGGTAGGCAGTAGAGAAGGCATATCCCTCCACAAACTTTCCCACGGCTCCTTTCTCGACGGCAGACAGCCAGAAATCCCAATCCTGAAGGGACTTCAGGCTCTCATTCCAGCCGGGGTAGAACTTGCGGCGGATGGGAAAACAGGTGGAAATGTAGTTGCGGATTCTCAGCGTCCAGGGATCGAAAGGCTCAGAGTTGATCGCCCCCTGCTCGTTTAGGAACTTGTAACCGGAGTAGATGAATCCGATATCCTGGTGCCTCTCAAACTGCTCCACCCACATCCTGGGAGCCTCTGGCTCGATGAGGACATCGCAGTCAAGGAAGCAGAGGATGTCAGCCGTGGTGTGCTTGAAACCTTCGTTACGCGCCCGCTGGACCCCGGAGTGTTCCTGGACCACGATCTTGTAGTGGTTGGGACACTTCTTCATCTCCCGACGAATCACTTGCGCCGCACTGTCATTCTCTCCGTCTAGGACAAAGATCGCCTCCCAGGATTTAAGCGACTGGTCAACCAGGGATTTGACGCACTTACCCAGTAAGTCCAGGGAGGGCTCATAGACAGGGACGACAAACGAGATGTCAGGCATTAGCAAGTGACTCCTTGAACGACTTGATAGTCTTCGACAGTCCAGAATCTAGGGATGTGTTGGCGCACCATCCGTAAGCGGAGGCTTTTGAGGTATCCACGGCGCGGCGGGGCTGACCGTTTGGCTTTTCGTGGTCCCAACGGATTTCCCCGGAGTAGCCCATGAGGCGGGCGATCTTCCACGCCAGATTGGAAATGTAGATTTCCTCTCCCGAGCCTAGGTTTACGGGGTCGGTGCCGGTGTACCTCTCCATCATGGAGATGATCCCGTCGGCGGCGTCCTCGACATAGAGGAACTCACGAGTCGCTTTCCCGGTCCCCCATAAAGTCACCGAGTCTTTAGCGTCTGAGAACTTGCGAATCATGCCGGGGATCACATGACCCGAGTCAGAGAAGTCATCCCCGGGCCCGTAGAGGTTGCTCAAGATGATGTGGGTGTAATCCAACCCGTACTGGTTTGCGTACGCATTACCCAGGACGCCCAAGGACCGCTTGGCGATGCCGTAGGGGGCGTTGGTTTCCTCCGGGTATCCGTTCCAAAGGTGATCCTCAAGGAAGGGGACCTGGGTCAGTTTGGGGTACTCACAGACCGATCCGATCTGGATGAACTTTGACTTCCAGTGCTTGGCGAACTCCAGGAGCTTCATCCCAGGCATGAAGTTCTGGAGGAACAGGTCTACTGGGCGGCTGCGGTTGAACTCGATTCCCCCAACAAAACCAGCCAGATTAATCACGACATCCGGCCGCTCGACATGGTTGAGATCCGTCTCCCGATCCGCCACGAAAACCCGATACCCCCGGTCCTTGAGTTGGTAGACGAGATGTTTCCCGAGAAAACCAGCACCACCGGGGACTAGGACTTTACGCACAGAGAGTCCTCCCAGGTCTTGAAGATGGGGTGGTAGTCAGACAGGGCAAACGAAAAGCCGCCGCCATTCTTGAGCGTCACCCGCGGGTGGGTGGACGCCTGCTCAAACGCTTCCTCGGGCGTGGCACCCTGGTTAATCAGGCACTTCACCATCCGGTCCAGCCTTCTCTCAATGGTCCTGACATCCGAGTAGTGGAGGACCTTGCAAGTCGTATGCTCGACACTGTAGGGGTACGCTTCAAAGACGGGGCCGTAGAAATCGTGCTTATCCCCGGTGATGGCTGAGAAGTAGCAATCCTCGTTCGCCGCCCCGTAGTGGCCGAAGTAGTGAAGACCAAGGTCCGGGTTTCTCAGCCGGTAGATGTTCTTCCACCGCTCAGCCCGACCGTTGATTTTGTAGACCTTCCCGCCAGGATTCCCGGCGAAGGATTCCATCTGGACCGTGGCCGAAATCCCGTCGAACTCCCGCAGGTTGCCGGGGTCGGCGCAGATCATGTCAGGGTGGGTGAAGATGGCTACATCCGTTTCTAGGGTGTGCAGGCACTCGTTAAAGATCCGCACATAATCATCCTGGAGGTCCTTGGGGTCCTTGTCCTCGAGGAGGATGATTTTCTTACCGTCGGGGTGGAACCGCTGGAACTGCTTGATGAGGTTCTGTGTACCGTCCTCTGAGTTGCCGTCGAAGAACACCAACTGATCTAGGACCGGCAGCCAGGAGGCCAGGTGGGCTCCAAGCCAGCGGGCCTCATTCTTTACCAGAGTGAACGAGCCGATCACTTGACCCCTCTCATGTTGAGGCAGACTGGTTTCCCGTCCAGGTTGGACAGCATATTGGCGCAGTCTTCTCCGAAGGGCATGAAGTCAAGTCGCAGGATGTCCTTGAGCCCGACAGACTCCATCAGTGAAGTAAGCCGGTCCTCATCGAACAGGCAGTAGTGAAAAGCAGTCGCATAACCCTGGTCCCCCATCAGGAAGTTCTGGACCCAATCCTGTAGGCCCATGTGAAGGTAGATGTCCACCGTTCTGCGGAAATCGGGGACACTGAGGTAGAGAAGTCCCCCCGGAGCCAGGACGCGCACCCACTCAGCAAGGACTGACCTCACCTTGGGATGCGGGAAGTGTTCAAGGATGTTAGATGCCAGGATTGTTTCAACAGAACCGTCAGCGAAGCGCGAAAGGTCAGATACATCGCCAACAATGTCCACTCCTGGGTGATCGTCAATATCCATATTCACAAAGCCGACCTTTGAGCGATCCCTTGAACCCAGATTCAGCTTCATGGGTGGATACGGTTCCCCTTCCGGCAATTTTCAGACGCCGTTAGTATTTGGAGGTTCCACGGCACATGGAGCCCGGAGAAGGTCTTTCCAGCAAGCGGGTAGATGTGGTCTACATGGTGCATTACGCCGGTTTCCTTGCTTACAAAAACGGCCCGTTCGTACAATGCCTCGATAGCCTTCTTATCCACCCACGGCGGTGACGCCATTCTTTTTCTGGCGATACGGAGCATGGTTTTTGCGTTTACCTTGCCTTTGTTGTTTTTTCGATAGGCTTTTTGGTACGCCTGCCGTCGCTCTTTGGTCTTCTCGTAACACCGCCGCATTATCTGTTTCGCCTTCTCCGGGTTCCGTTTGCGCCATTCAATTGACTTTGCGTTACGCTGCTGTTTTTCTTCTTCACCAAGTGACTTGTATTTTTCGCGTTCAGCCGCTAATACCCGCTCTTTGTGCGCCACAAACCAAGCGGCTTTTAACGCCGCCAGGCGCTCCCGGTTCTCCGCCCTATAGGCTTTGTCGTAGGCGGCTTTCTGCTCTTTTGTCACCTAGAGGAATCCCTCAATCTTCCTAGTCCTGGCTCCGAGGTTGAGCTTCAGGGGCAAATCCCCGCAGCGACCTGGGCAGGCGTGGCAAGGCCAAAGCGATTGCGGGACGGGTGGACGCAGACGAACTTCTGGGTATCCACTCCACCACCGAGAAGAAGCTTGCCCGTATCAATAGACTGGGCATTGATCGAATCGGTATCAATCGAACCCGGATCAATCAGACCGCTGGAATCACGGAGGACGATGGTTTTAGCCGTGGCCGCCGTATCAGCCAGCACATTGGACGCCGGATTAACCTGATCGGCGTAGACCAGATTAACCGCCCGTCCGATGGCTCCGAACACCAGTACGATAGTGAGGGTAAAAAAAAGTTTCATTTTGTCTCCTTGGAAGAAAGGAAAGGGGGCCAGGCCCGGGACTTATCCTGGCCCCCGATCATTTACAGCCGCTCCACGGACGGCAGGCCGATCACGCCGCACGACGGATTGAGAACCGCCGCGACAGAGCGCAACTTGTAGGCCACCGTCATGTTGAGGTTATAGGGCTCGGAGACAGTCTCCGGGCCGGGGCGCTTGATGATGATTTCCATACCACCACCAAGCTCCACCACGCCCAGCGCACCACGGCCGCAAGCGAAGACCGGGTTGCAGGACAGGGCGGACGAAGCGTACCGAGGCTGGTTGGGAGACTCAGCCAGCTCGATATTGTGGATGGTATGCGTAATCATCCCCTTGAACACCGACTCGCGCGGACCCTCGGCGTAGTTGAGGATGTACTGCTTGTAGTCCGGGTTGGCGAACAGACCCGAGACGAAGTTCGGGTGGCAGACGCCAGCGAACTTACCGTTACCCGTAGGCTCGACAGCCAGACGCTTCAGGCGGGCGGACATCTTCCGCAGAAGGATCGGGCCGGGGAGAGACGAGACGGACGCTCCAGTAGCCGCCGACAGGCGGTTAGCGGAAGTCGTACCGAAGACCACCGGGAAGCCGAACTGGCGGCTCTTGTTGCTCGTGCCCGTATTGGCGCAGAACGAAGACGCCAGAGAAGCCGTCCAACCGGACAGGAGCTTAGACTTCACATCGGCGTTCTGACCCACCTGGGCCAGCACATTCTTGAAGACCGCAAGCTGGATGACATTATCCAGCGTGAGGACGGCGGACTGCGTGAGTTCCGTCACCGCGCCCTCGACAGGGGCGATGATGGAGGTCAACTCAGCGAGGTCCGTGATCTTCGCATGGCGTCCGTAAGAGGCAATGGTGACATTGACCTTACGAGACGACAGGTTGACGGCAGAGTTGGACGAAGCCTCCGCCAGCGTGGACGACGCCGCCGAGATCTTGCGCCAACCGTTCCAGGTCATCTGCGTACCGGAACCGGGCGGAAGCGGGAACTTCTCCGCGAGCTGGTAATAAGCGACCTTCTCGTGCAGAGCCTTGATCGCCTTGCGGCTGAAAAGCACCATCAGCAGGTTATCACCCGTGACAATGCTGGTATTCTGGTCGGCCATTTATCCTACGACACCCATTTATCGGTTGAGACGAAGACCGGGGATAAGGCTCTTAGCGAGGGCTTCCAAATCCTTCATGGGCATCTCGTTAAGGGCTCGCTTATCATTCGGGTCAATCGTCTTCTGGACTCGCGTCACCGGTCCCACTGGCGTAGGCGGGGCCTTTGCTGTGGGACCCTGGGGAGTGGGCGTCTGAACCTGCGGCGCGTGTCCTGTGCGGCCTCGGTGAAGCTGGTAAGCAGCCTCCCACGGCTTGGGGGCTTGGTTGATCCAGGGGTTCTCCTGGCGAATCTTCCAGAGAGTGGCGCGGGCGTCGTCAGTCAGAAGCCACGCATCATCCTGGATGAGTCCCTGGAGTTCCCTGGACCTCTCGTTATCCTCCATTTTCTGCCTAAGCGTCTCGGTGGCGCTCATGTCGGCATTGTGCTTTGCCTCGACAAGTTTGGTGAGAATGCGGGCCTGTGCAATCGCGTGGGCCTGCTCCATAGGCTTGCCAAGAGCCGCCGCCTCGTTAAGAAGGTCCTGCGCGACCTGGACTTCCAACGGGGTCAACTGCTGCTGTGGAGTGGGCGGCGGGTTGTTCACTCGATTCTGAGCCCGCTGCGCCTCCTTTTCCAATGCCAGAAACTTCGCCACCATCTCCTCGGCAGACGCCGTGGATTTCTGGACTTTCTCGACATTCACCGTTCCATCAGGGTTTTTGAACTTGTCCGGGATTTCGACTTTCTGAGCTTCGGGAGCGGGCTGCTCTTGGACCTGCTGCTCGGCTTGGGGTTGGGGTTGGGCAACCTGGGGAGGTGCCGCCTTCGTCACCACTCCGACGCCATCAACCTGGACACCTTGCTCCCTGGCAATCTGCGCCAAGGCTTCATTGATGTTGTCAGGCATCGCCAAAGCGGCGGCTTCGGCGCTAGACGGTGCTACAGTAGGGCTCGCTTCCGGGACTTGTTCCATTTACTCTCCTGGGGTTAGGCCGATGGCCGCCCGATCACTGCTAGAATCCCCGCCATCACTGGTTAGGGGCTTCAAAATCTTGATTGCGTCCTCCACTTCCTCACGGAAGTCCTTGAGGGCTCTACGACGGGCGGCGCTACGGATGGCAGCCTTACCCGTCAATGTCTCGGGACGGTTCATCATCCCCTCAAGCCGGTCAAACTCCGCATCCCGCATCTGCTCAAGCATCTCGACAATGACCGCCCATCCGGGGCTTTGGAGGACAGCTGCGACGGCTTGGGCTTTTTCAACCGTCACTTAGGCGGCTCCGTGTTTGCCTGCATCTGGCCTTCTGGAGGCGCGCTCTGGGCAGACTTCGCCGCCATGTTCGACGCCATCTGCTCGGATCTGGCGATAATCTGCATGGCGTCAGCCTCAGGCAGGATAAAGAGCTTCGGGTCCTCGTTCGCCGTATTGAGTTCTGCCTTCGCGGCTCCAAGGACATTGGCCCACGGCATCATCCCGTACCGCTGGACCCACTGGCCGATCCTGGCCTGCCGCAAGGACCGATTCTCCATCGTGAAGATCCCGGTGGGGATGTACTGGTAGGAGTTCTCCACCTGCTCCGGGGTCATGGGGATGAACTGACTCGCCCTCTCCGGCCCGAGGGCCATCATCAAATCTTCCTGGTTGTAGTTCTTGTAGATGAGCTTGTAATAAGCCCTGTTCACTTCGTACTGGAACCGGAACTCAGACAGCATCCCGAGGTAGAGGAACTTCTCGCCGGCTGCCTGACGGAGCATTTCCATCCCGCCCAGCGTCTGGTTGGCGTCCTTTACCTGTCCCGCCGTTCCCATCGTTCCACGGGTGACGCTGGTCCGCTCCTGTGCCGCCCGCTCCCACTCCTGGGGCTCGATGAAAGCGGCCCGGTCAATGGTCCCCATGTCAATCCGCATGAAGGCTTGGCGGATGTCCGTCACTCCGTCCTTCGCTTTCAGGCGAATCACACCTCCGGTCTTAGAGATGAAGTCGCGGGGGTCTACGACATTCTTCTCCAGGGCGGCGAACATCGGGTTAAGGGTGATCGCCTTAGAATCCAATCGCTGGTTGATTTCCTCATTTGTGACCAGCTGGACATCCTTGAGCATCTCAGGGATGCCGCGACCATAGAACTGCCCAGCGACTGGCATATAGTCGTCTTTGTAGATAGGCGGCTCGCCGTCGTACTCATCCGACAGTTCGACGCAAATGGGCGTCAGTTCGTGGAAGATGATGCGGGCGGGGACCAGCTTCTCAGGGTCGTCAATCGCCTGGCCGTTGATGAGAACCCACTTCTTCGGCAGTTTGGCGAAGAACTCAAAGCACTCAAGGTTCTTCTGGTAGTCCGTCCGCTTTACATTGGAGTCTGCAATCCCGCGATCAACCTGGACCTGTCTCTGGTCTTCCGGCGTCTCTTCAGCAGAGGAAACATCCTTGAGCTTCTCAAGGCACTCCGGGAGGTAGTAGCCCTCCTGGACACCCTTTACGATGTCCCCGTAGGTCAGGCGGCAGCGATAGGCAATCGCGTGGCCCTTGATCTGGAGAGCCTTGGGATCGGGGAAGATGTCCCAAATTGAGATATGCTGGAAGCGCACGCCCCGGTAAATGACGGTGGGCTGCATCTCCTCACGGACACCAACCTGCATGGGCTGACCGGACATGTGCCGCATGATGGAAGCGGGGTTGAAGACGGTCGGCTCCTCAAAGACAGGAACCTTAACAGGGCGGTCCTCGATCACAGTGTCGAAGTACATCCGGCAGAAGCCGGAACCGTAGGTGGTCTTATCCTCAACCACATCATTGCGACCAACCGGATAGCGGGACTTCTCGCGCTCCCTCAAAATGAGGTCACGGATAATCTCGGACTGGTCCATCTCGACCGGAATGATTCCGTCCCTCGCCTTCATCTCGAGCGGGGGGTTTGGGCCGAGTTCAGTCTTTACAAGCTGCGCCTGGGCGTTTTCACGGTGGCTCGGGGTGATCGGCCAAAAGGCTCTAGACTGCCAGGGCTCTTTCTTCTTTGAAATCTCAGGGTCGAAGATAGAGTCGGCGTTTCTCTGCCACCTCGCCCATTGGCTCTCAAATGAGTTCTTACGCCAGGAGGCGGATTCCTTCTGGAACTGGACGCAATGCTCGTGCAACTGGCTGAGCATTTCATCCCGGCTTAAAATCGTGTCCTGGTTATCCATTGGGGAACAGGAGCTTGTTGAGGACTTGCTTCCTCTGGCGGGCCTTGAAATCCTCCATCCGCTGCTTGTCCAACTTCTCTTGCGCCTTCTTCTCGTTATCTTCTTCCGTCAATCAGCCCTCGTTCCGTCTAAATTGAGATAGGTCACATCATGACCTTGGTGGGATTTGCATGAGGCTTTGGAAGCCAGCAGCCGGTTGCAGGTCCAACACTTAATCCCATGGTGCCGCTCCATCTTCTGCTCGGGCTGCTTGTAGGTGAGCCTCACTTGCACTCCTGGCAGTCACACTCGGCGCACTTCACATCCGGGCACTGGCAAAACTCAGCCTTGATGTCCTCTAGCGTCATTTGAGCGGCGGTCAGGATGTTCTCTAGCCGCGTCAGACGAAGCCTCACCGACTCGGGCATCACGATTTTCATGAGAGGGTGTTCACCCCGTACGCCGCGCCCGCTTCCCTCTCCCACACAAGCGGGACCTCATGCCTGGGATCGGCCATGAGCAGGTATCTCAGGGCGTCCGGGAAGTCCTTGAAGTGGTTGTCTAAAGGCTTGAGGGTATCGGGATCGCGGGTCCACCGCTCAAGAGAGGCAATGAGGTTGGTGCAAGTCGGGGATATCTCAAGCCTCGGGTGGTTGGCGGAATCAATCGGCTTGGTCTTGTCGTACTTGAGGTATTCCAAAATCTTGAGGATTCCCGTCTGCACCTCCTCGACATTCGCACCGACGGAGTAGGAGTCCTGGAACTCCACATTGAGGTTAGAGAAGTCTTCGCGGAGGGTCGGGGCTCCCGGCTTGTGGGAGGTGTTGCCGTACCTCTTGTCCATGATTCTGGTTTCCACGCGAAAACCAGCCTCTTTGGTCTGGAAAATCTCTTTGTAGGTGCTGACCGTCAGGCAGGGGTCTTTGGCTCCGAAGAACTTGTAATTGGGCCACTCGTCGAAGACCTTCACATTCCCCGCGATGTCAGCAAACGCCCAAAGAATGGCAAACGGCTTGCCACCGGCAGGGTCTACGGCCTGGAAGAACGAGACGCCAGAAGTAGGCGGGATGATGGGCTCTTTAGCCACATGGACATTCCGGTCAAAGGTCTTGATGATCCGGCCAGAGGTGGAAAGGGGTTTGCCAGTGTACCTGGCTTCCTTCTCGTCCGGGTCGTCGAACTGGTCAAGGATCTGCATGATGCGGGAATGTTTGAGATTTCCGTTCTTCCCATGCTCGATGCAGTTCTCGCAGCTATTTCCGAACCGGACCTTAACGGTCTTGCCGTCGTGCTTGGCTAGAAGCCCATCAACCACCCACACCTCATCCTTGAGCGATGTCATCCCTCCGACGATAATCCCACCGGCGCGGCTTCTGGCGACAGCCTCTTTGTACAGGTCCTCGGGAGGCGGCTCGTTAAGCACCTGGAAGCCGATATTCGGACCAGCCGCTTCCTTGGCGGGGCGCTCGTAACTGAACATGTCCAGGACCCAGCCGGTATCCGTCGTAAAGACTGAGGGGTAGTTATAGAGCCCCTTGGATATCTGGTATCGCCCCTTGGGAAATAGCTTGGCGATCGCGGTTTGGAGAGAACCAATCTCAGCCAACTCAGCAGGGGTAGAATAGACCCTAGCCCGCTTTGGGTAGGTCCAGTTCTGGAATAGCGGGACTCTAAGCCCCTCAGAAGCCAGGCTAGGCCACATGACGGCGGCCAGGAGGGCGGCTAACACCTCTGACTTCCCCCACCCGTTACCGGCACCAGAGATTGACAGGAGGGTGTCCTGGTCAATAGAGGCGATGAACTGCTCTTGCCCGCCATGCGGGACAAACCAGCGCAGCCCCTCATTTTCCCGGCTCCACTTGATCTGGGCTAGGATTCTGGCTGCTTCCAAACGCTGAGTCTCCGATAGCTGCGGCCAATTGGCTTGCAAGCTCCTCAGGAGATGCGCCAGCTTCATCGTGGGTGGTAACTTCAAGGGACTGGGCGGGTTTAAGGAATCCATACTCAAGCATCCGATCTAGAGCCCATTGGGATTTCTTGGCGTCGTTGCTGTTGGCCCAATTTCTAATCTTGTCGAAGCCGAAAGTGTCCATGTACTCTCGGCACCGTCTCTCAAACTTGATTTGCTCGTCGGATTTCTTGCGTCTACCACCAGGATTTCCGCTCTGCCCAGGTTTGAACATTTGCTCTCAAGCCTTCCGATTCCTAATAGGCTCAAATGGTTTCATGTCTCTAACCGCCAGAATCTTCTGGGAGATATCCCGGATCAACTCTTTGCGGTTCTTGCCTTGGGCGTTAATGTGGTGGGCGAAATGCTTCAGCCCTTCCATGTAGCCGCTCAGTCGAATCAAAGGGCCACCGCTCCCATGCCGAATTCTTGGCTCAAAGGACCACGGTGGGAAAAAGAAAACCCCGCCCAGGGCGAGCTGGACGGGGTGGGGCTCGTGGGGTGGGAGAGGGGCGAGTCCCCGAAAATGAGAGAGAGAAGCGAACCCATAAAACAGTGGGTCCGCCCCTCTCTACCTTCCCCGCAGTTAGTTTAACAGGGTGACTTGTTTTCTAACAGGGACAAAAACGGACAATAATGGACAGCTACATTATCTCAATGCCGAATTGGGCGCAGTACCGACGGACGCTCTTTGAGCTGCACCCGTCGTATTCCGCGAAGATGACGGCGTAGGCTTTCTTCTTGGTCATCTTGGGCCGATTTTTGAATAGCAAGTGCGCGAACCTCTCAGCGATTTCCTTGCGAAGTGCGTCAGTCAGATTCCCCTCCTTTGCCTCTCTAGTTCGTACAGATGATGCAGGTTGCCTTCTTGCCGTAGTGCTCATGCCCGGCTATTTCTCGGTCTTGAGATAGTCCAGCCACGCTTGGCGGCGCTTTTATTTCTCGCGACTGTCTTGCCATTCGATTACAGCCTGGGCGGCCTTGAACCCCAGAACGGCCCCAATGAGATGACCTATGAGGATGGCGATAGCGATAAGCACTAGACCCTCCCGAAATCGTCTTGGAGCCGTATCACATCGTCAAGATGGTTCGTGCTGACCTCTACCAAGTCCACATCCCCATGCTTCGCCTCAAATCGGTGTATCGTCCCAGGCGGGATGTCGTAAGAGTCCCCCTCTCTCAACGACTGCTTGTACCCCTTTAGCCATAGCGTCAATTTGCCCTGTAATACAAGGATTGTTTCCCACTTTTTCATGTGGTACTGGAGGGAGAGTTTGCGTCCTCTGGTAATGTGGAGGATCTTCCCGGCGTAGTGGGGAGTTTTGGCCCACAGGATTTGCCAGCCCCAGGGGGAATTGTGCTTCCCCAACTCCAGCCTGCGCTGCTGCCTGCGCTTGCGTAGGTCCTTCACGCGCACTCCGATGGGAAAAACAGTTCGCGCTTGTCGTCGAATATTGGACTGTCAAAGAAGTGGCTCCAGAAGTGCGGGCATTCGTATGTAACCCAGATCAAGTCGGGCTTGCCGCTTTTTTTGTCGTATGTGATTCGCGGCTCTCCTGGCGTCATCTTAACTCCGTGCCTTGAACAGTAGCGGTCAGGGATATTCACTCCCCCACCCCCAACACCACGCGCTTGGGCTTCTTCATTTCTGGCTCCTGTACTGCGTATCCACTTCTTCATGAGCTTTACGGTTCAGAATCCCGGTTAGCAGTCCAATCACATCGCCATCGTTTATGTAAGTGCCGTTACAGGCCCGACCTACCGCCAGTTCCCGGCACTCTCTAATCCATTGGCCCAGGATGATTCTAGACCCGATCTTATCGTATTCCATTCTTCCTCCTGACCTCGTAGCCGGCCGCTTTGAGCGCGGCAAGCACTCTGCCCGCCATGAAATCTCCAAGAAGCCATGTCCTGTCCCAAGTGTCAGACTCGGTGGTATTCGCGATCACCTCCCGCGCAGTTCTGGGCGGGGTCATCGGGAGTACCTTGAAGCGAACCAAGCGGCCACGCGCTTTTCATCGTCAGGGTGCATCGGCCTATCGTGCGAGAATCGCCGCATGACCTGACAAAGAAGGTCTAGCGTTTGAATCTCTATGTCCTTGGTGTTCGCCACATCAAACTCAACCTTTAGAGGCATTCCGTAAGTCATCTACTTCCCCTCCGTGATGGCGGCGGCTTTCAAAGTGAACAGGCGTCCGAGGTATCCGCCGTCCTTGTATCGTGTATTTGCCCGGACAGCAGAGGCGCACCATTCAAAAGTTTCTTTCTGTCCCCGCGCATGGGCTTGGCGCAGGGCGGCTTTAATCATGGCCACATCGGAAGTCATGGCGCGTTCTTCGTGGATGCGCTTCCAAATCTTTACGGCATCATCTTCAAACTCGTCTTTCTTTTCCATGTTCTCCTTCACGGCTTGGCCTCACGGTCTAGGGCGGCGAGGGCGGCTTTTGATGCTTCCCACGCACCGATTACCCGACGCATGAGCGCAGGAGGGTCAACCTCATCGGGACCGTGCATGGCGATTTGCCACTGGCTGTCCTTTGTCGCCTCATGGAAAAGAGCATGAACTTCCCCGGCATGGCGCTTGCGTGTATCCCACTTATGCTGTAGCTGGGCCAGCCTCTCCCGCAGTTGCGCGTTCTCGGATTCTAGGTCGGTCATGGCTTATCTCCAATCATAAATGCACATCCCCATGTACAGCGTTGACCCTGCCCAGATGACGATTGAGAGCATGGCTTCTATCGTGGCTTCGCTCATTTCTTTTCCTCCGGGGTGGGCGGCTGGATGGGAGACAGGGCGGCTCTAACTTGGCCGTGAACATCGCTTATGTAGGCCAGTGTCCCGCCAGCGGCTTTGATTCTCGCGGCGTGTTCTTTGACTCGCTTCTCGTCGCAGAACTCTCCAGCGTACTGGTGAAGCCAGGCTCCAATAGCTTCGTCAGCCTTGACCAACGCCTCATTCGCCGCTTTCTCGCGGGAGAGGGCGGCGGATAGAGAGGCGCGGAGGTTCCACGCCGCCAACGCTATATCCAGCGTGTCTTTCGCCGGACCCATTGCCTCACATCCCCGGCACTCAATCCAGTGCATATCGTTCCCGTCGTCGTGGTGATCCGGGCAATCCATCCCACAAAAGGGGCAATCCTCGGCGTCGAAGTCGTCCGGCCCGTTGCCCGGAATGTCCGACACCGAACATCCAGGCGGCAAGTCACTCTCTCTCATGGCGCTAGGCTCCCTGCGCCTTGGTTAGCGCCAGAACTTCCTGTGCGCGGTTGTATTCGTCCTGAATCGCCTGGATGATGTTGTCCCAGTCCGGGCCAGGAACGCGATCATTCAAAGCCTTCCTCACCACTCCGAAGGCGTAGAGATTAGCGGAGGCGCTTTCCAGGTTCTCGTTTAGCACATGGCGCAAATCGCTCACGGCCTGGATGGTTTCAGGAATCGCCGCGATTCTAACCGCCTCGGGCATGGAGTAGGTCTTGGCTACGAAATTTCCGTTGTGGTCAACGATGGAATAGAACTGCTCCCCGTTCTCGGAGAGCGTGTGGACCTTGCGATTCTCTTTCGTTTCGTTCATGGCCTAATTATATCAGTATGCCATTCCAGCGTCAAGGCCTAATGACATCATTGACGCAAGCGGATTCCTGGGTTATAGTATCTAGGTGAAGCATTGCCTGACCTGCGGGAAGCCTTTCAATGAGAAGCGTTGGTATCAGCGTTTCTGCCCGCCCGTTGACGGCGTCCGGGTTTGCGCCAACCGCTACGGATCCCGCGAGTTCTACCGCAAGCACTACGCCAAAGACGCCATTGACCCACGGCAACGGCCTGCCCGTAAACGGAAATCCCCTCCCAAGTCCCGCAGGGGGTGAGGGGGTCATCCCTGTAGGTCCTTCCTAGACGATCCCCAAGGGACAGCAGCTACCACTTTCTTATGGTCCTTCCACCCAGGACAAGGGCATGGCCCATTCGGGTGCCAGGCGTCACAAGGGACGCCGCGCTCACCATCATGGCGTGATGGGAAGTGGCCGCAGTTGGCGCACTCAGCGAATTTATCGGCGGTCAAAAAAGCTGCCCCTGCGCTCTATAGGCGTTGATTCGCCTGTTCGCAAGCTCAACATATTTCGGCTCAAGTTCGCACCCAAACCATCTGCGCTTATGCTCCTCGCTGGCTATAGCTGTCGTCCCAGACCCCCTGAACGGGTCAAAAATAATGTCAGGCTCCATGTTGCTGCCGCGAAGTAGAAACTTCTTCCAGATTTGGAGAGGCTTCGGGCACGGGTGATCGTTTTTCTCAGAACTCTCAGTATGGACGAAGGAGTCTGGACGCCGCCCCTCTCCATTGGACAGGTATGGGTCCTTCCCGTAAGCCAGGATTGGCTGCCAGCAGCAGAACCCCCACGGAGAGCATCCAGAGCCAGCGGGGGTCGTCCAATTCAGAACCCAGGTTGGTTCAGGGTATAACCACATATTCCCAACCCCACACGCCACAAGGGCCCGCTTTGAGATTCTCAGTATTTCCGGCATCGCCCGATCAATCAGAGCCTTTAGATTTGCCCTGGAGTCATCAAAGGAGGCGTATGACTCCCCGATCCCATACGGAAAATCTGTTAGCGTAAGGTCCACTGATTTGTCAGGAAGCGATCTCATGAACTCAACACAATCTCCCTGGTAGATGCGGTTGAGTTCCATCACACTCCCCCCGCCGGCTTGGTGGGGGAGGGGTGAGAGTCAAGAAAGGATGTGTTCAAAATAGTTTCCCCTGCGCCAACTCGGGCGCTGTCTTTCGCTTTCCACTTCTGAAATCGGCCCACTCGACAAGAGGGCGTCCACCGCGCTTCTCGGAAGTTTCCGCTAGGCGTCCGATCACCCATCCTGCGAAGTTTCCTAGAGTCTTTGTCGGCGGCGTCGGATGGTTCCCGGTCGGGATGGCTCGCGTTCTGTCACCAAATACCATCGGGTAAGGCTTCATTCCGACAGCCACCATGCGCTCGTAGCGGTAGAAGATTCTCTCCCATGTTTCGGACGGGTCCCAACCGATCAGCATATAGACCATCAAGTGACGGGACGGGATTCCGGCGCGGTTTAGCATTTCGACGCCACGGAAGAATATTCCCTCGTCCTTGAGATTGTCCCATGCGGTATAGAGTCGGCGGCTGGCGAATTTATCATCGTAGTAGCGTACCGTCGCCAATGCCTCGCAGGCTTCTTCGTCCAGTAGCCGAACATTCAATCCCTGGTTGAAACAGACCTTGAACCCGCCGTCGTTTAGCTCCGCGATCCTAGCCCGCCACTGGTCTCTGGGCTGGCCGAAGAAGTCGTTGTCTAGCAGGCAGATGTTCTTTGGGTGGCCTTCCCCGCGCCAAATCTCGGCTATCGTGTTGACGGACTTAGGCGCTCCCTCTTTCTTCGGGACGACGCAGAACCCGCATTTTAGGCGGCATCCCCGCTGAGTGAATCCAAGGCTGTGCGCGTAATCAGGCCGGATGGAGTAGTCGTAATGCTCGTACTCGCCTCCGATAATGTCCTCTACCGTCGTCTTGAAATCGAAGCCCGTCCCGCCTACAAT